TATTCACTGGTAATAAACTTACCATTGTCTTGGGCATACTTAAAAAGATAACGTCTTATACCTTCTGGGTTTATCTTGTCTTGAAAGAAGTCCATTCGACCCCTTCTAACCATCTTACCTGTGTCATCATATTCTCCAAAGAGATCAACTAATTCTTCGTTGTAAATCTTCTCTATGATTTCATAATGGGCAGGGTCTAATTTATTCTCTCCTTTACTGAGAATATAGTTACTGTCACAATAAATACCATACTTCATATCCATAAAATAAGCACAAAACTTAGCCATTTTCTCTATCCGATCAATTTCAAATGAGAAATATATCCAGTTTATTTTTGCTTTGGGGTTATTTAGGTATGGTCCTAAAATGAACATTTTGTCTATCAGTGCTGTTTTTCCGGTTTTTTGCTGGGCTCCTACTGAATAATAGGTTTTTTTCTGTATACCAGTAATAAACTTATTAAACCTAGGCAATCCAGTAGAGAGCCCAACATTTTTACCTTTCAAACCTTGCTGTACTTCACTAAGAAAATTCATTAATTTATTTTCTCTCTTTATTTACATGTTATTTTTACACTTTCATCAAATTTAGTTGTGTTTAAAGAATCAGGAGCTGTAATATGAATTACATCATCTTCATCCATAGCATTAGCTAATTGTAATAAATCTTGTTTACTTAACCTAATGCCACCATTATTATTAAAATCTTGGCTATGATATCCGGTAGCTTTATCTGGACTAAACCCTTTTAACTTTATATCATGTTTAAAGGTAGGATTATCACTCCATCTTTTATCTATTACCATACACATATTAGTACCAAAACCTGTAGTAGTTCTATGTATAGGATAATACTCACTAAAAGTTCCTATATAATAAATAGCCCTTTCATTAAGATCATTAATTAATCTATCTGCAGGAATTGAACTACCTCCTATTGTTGGTCTATATGCAAAATGTTTTTTTTCGTAAAACACAGTCTAAATGATTAATACACAGTTACAAAGATACATAATTTTTGTCATTTTTCCAAATTTTTTACTACAAAATATGAGAGGTTTTCAGTTCTTTTAAAATTGCGGTCATAGTAGCTATTCTTGTTTTCTGATCTTTCCCAGTAGTCATTGCAGTTGTTACTAAATTTTCAAGTTTTTCTGCAACAAATTGCTCTTCAGAATCATATTTCACCTGAAAATCATATTCTTTTTGAACTCCTACAATTTCTTCTTCTTTTCCTTTAATCTCTGATCTCAAAGTTTTAATCTTTGTGAGTAAGCTTTCTAATAATATTTCTTTTGTAGCCATACAAAATTCATCAGCTGGGCCAGAATAATATACATTTATTTGCTGTGACCTACCATTAACAGGATTTTTAGGTGCAGCTGTGAAATTATTTTGTGATCTACTTTTTCTAGCAGTAATTACTACTAATACAGTTCCCTCATAATATGGGTGACCATTATTTGACTTAAGATAAACAATTTCATCACCTTTTTTTACTGAGGGATTAACATTTTTTTTCATTGTCATTGTTTTTATTTTTTGAATTTATTAGTAAAAAAATTAATAATAGTAGCTTGATAGGCCTCTTCTTTATTTTGAATTGGATTATCAAACTCAAAAAAATGAGTCCCTTCTACATCTTTAGAGTCCCAAATCATTACTCCAGAGTACATCATCCCAGAAAAACCATAATTATCCTGTCTTAAGATGACTTTCATAGCTGACTTTTTAATCGGTGTCTGATACTAGTAAGAGATTCCATGAATCCCCCATCTCCATTAAAAAATACTACTTTTAATGCACTAGTTTGTTCTTCTCCCCAAGTTACTTGGTCTTTAAGAGTTAGAGTATTATCCTCATGACGAATAACTTGCAATAAACCTTTAGCTGATTTCTTCAGTCCATCATCAGTTTTGGGATCTTTAAAGATGTCTTTGCCTACACCATTAACTTGTCCCCAAGTTGCCTTCATAGCAAAACCATACGTGTCCCTAGTGACAAATTCATAAGTAAAAGAGCCAATACCTAATACAAGATTAGACGCAGTAAATTTCTTAGCTTCAAGCTTAGAAAGAATCTCACGTTGACGATCATAATTAATAGAGTCCCCGTAAATAAGCCCAACTTTGGGGTTAAGTACTTTATAACCTTGTGAGTTCACTGTACCACCGAAAGTGTCCCAGAGGAGCTCATAGGCCCCTTTATGAACTGCTTCAGAGTTTATATATTTGTACATATCTCCCATTTCACTATAAGGTCTTTTAAAAGGTAATCCTTTGGTATTTTTACCACAAATAATATCAACAGGATCACCTGAATCTGGTCGAATAACTACTCTACCATCTCTAGCCTCAATTTCTTTCTTAAGTCTAGGTAGATAGTCAGTCATCACCTTCCAAAAATCCCACGTGTCGGAGACTATAGAGATAATACCTTTAGGATAAGTCTCAGTAATAAGGCGCTTGAAAGTTTCAAATTCTCCTACTCCTTCACCACCTAATGACATTACTGAATGTTCAGTTGCTGGCACTGAGCCACCAATAAAATCATCAGAGGGGTAATACTCTTTCATCCAAGCTATAGCAGGCACACTATCAGTTCCATTAAAGGACAATAGGTGACCACCACCAGACATACAGGCATCTTCAATACCTGACATACCTCTCATAGAGAAATCGTGCCCTTGCCAGCCTATAAAATCCTTAGGACTACCTGTAAGCTTAGCATGACGCTCAAACTCCTTACGATACATAAATGCAGTAGTAGCTGATGTCATTGGCTTCCAAAGAATATTACTCAGCAGTGTCTCTAGATAATTGGTTAACCAGAAAAACTTATCACTGGTATTAACAATAGTTAAACACGGTACACCAATAGGACAGAGAGTACCTTCTGGTAATGCTTTAAGCATAATAGGTAGATACCCAAAATCATGAAGATCTTCAATATGATCTACAGGAATAGCACCCGGTCCTAAAGCTTTATCCATGAAGGATTTATATTCATCAACAACTTCTTTCTTATCTCTCCTAAAGAAGCCTTCATTCCATTGCTTAATAAGATACTCTTTAATAAAATACTGAATACCAAATACTACAACTTCCTTAGAATCTTTGTAGGCATACTTGTTACTACGAGGAGTGAAATTACTGTAAACAATCTCAGTACCTTTAGGATATTGCCTACGGTGGTCCGTTTTATAAAAATCACACAAAAAAAGAGGATTTATCGTCATTTTATTTATTTTTACAATTATCAAAATGCCATCTAAGCATATTTGTTTTATTTGAACTTTTCATATCACAATAAGGACATTTAATTTTAGGCTTATTCTTATTAGCTAGTCCTATTTTTCTTTTAGCTTCTTCAGATTGAGTTTTTCCTAACATTCCTTTATGAAACTTTTTTAATTTCTCTTTATGAGCATCACTAAATTTTATACCTTTCTTTAAACGAGAAAGTCTTTCTTTAGTTTCTTTAGAGTGTTTTCTACCAATACTACCTTGTCGAATAGATTCTCTTCTTGTTTCTTTATTAGGATCATTAAGAAAAGTATTCCCACCAAGACCTCCTATAGCTATATTGTAACCAATAGAATCATTAGTAGCATTTAGTTTATTTATCCAATAAATTTCACGTTGTTCTAGTTCTTTTAAAGATTTACAAGTTTCTAATATTTCTTTTTTAAAATTTTCTTTTCCATATTTAGAAATAGCTCTCTTTAAAATAATCCCAGAACCTAAATAGTAATTTCTATTATTAGCATCTTTACCAATATAAAATTTACCATTAATTAAATTTGTAGTTTTATATATAATCATACTACAAAGATACAAAAATTTATCGAGTTTTACAAACTAATATTCAGGTTTATCAAATCCACATTTACGACCATTTGGTTTATGAAAATTATTCCAATTGTCTTGTACAAATTTATTACCTTTATCAACTCCCATTTTTCCTCTAATTAGTGCAGCGTCCATACTACCAATAGCTTTTTCAAAATCTCTGTCGAATATACTCATAATCAATAATCTTTAAAAATTTAATTAATACTTTATAAGCTTGTCCAAGACCTGCTTTATCATCAAGAAGGATATTATAAAATGGCTTACGTGTTTTAAAAGGTATAACTGTAGGAGATTCATTTACATAATCAATTCTTATGTTTAAGTCATGCTCACAAACCTTAATAGCTTCTATTAATTTTTCATCTTCTCTAGCAGTAAATAAAACAATAGTAAATCTAGAATCAACTTTTCTTGGATATATTTCAGAAGTGCCGTGCCATTTCCCAGCTATTTTTCTAAGTAATTCTATAACAGATATAGAGTACCCCCTACTCATAAAGTTATAAATAGTATTATCAAAATCTACAGCTATAATAATATTATTATGCTTATAAAAATCTCTTACTAGTCTATAAGCAGCTTCTTTTGTACTAAAATATCTATCTATCATTACATTTGAATTTTATACTGAGTGAGCCAATTTCTTGGTGTAGCATAATCTGATAAAGAGTTATCTAAATCCTTAATAGAATTAGTAGTAAAAATATGTTCAAAAGTATTACATAATTGATCAAAGCCCTTACTAAAAATACCATGAGTAACAAACAAATAGAGGTCACCAGCATTCTTTTTCTTCAACTCTTCAGCTAGCCCTAAAAATGTACCACCACCATCGCAAATATCATCTACAATAATACAAGGTTTACCCTTTAAGTCTTTTGTTGGTACTATAAAACCTGATAATTTCCCTGTTTCAGGATTTCTAGTTTTCTTACAACATACTAAATTATTAAACCGTATTTCAGAAAGAAATAAATCAACACTTTTTCTTCTAGCCCCATCATCAGGACTGATAAGAACTAAATCATGTTTATTTATATAATTAACAGCTTGATGTACATATTGTTTATTAGTGTTACTTTTAGTTTTATAATTTAATACATTGCTAATTACTTTAGAATGTCTATCTATTGTATGTATTGTATCAAATCTTGCAGTATTAAGCATCATAGCAAACACTTTAAGAGAAAAAGCATCCCCGGATGAACATACTCTATCTTGTCTACCATAAGGCATATAAGGCATGATAAGATCAAACTCCTTTATTCCTTTATTATGTAAAGCATTTTTAGCTAACATAACTAACATGAAGTCATCCATGCTATTAACTCTATGAGTAATAATAACTCTTTCTACTTTACTATAGTCAATATTATTATTAACTCTAATATGCATCTCCCCACCAGAAAATTTGAAAGAATCAAAATCAATCTCAGGATATGGTACAGGGATAAACATACTATCCAAATTCAAACATCTAATCATAATTATATACTTGTTTCTACGTTAAAACCAGTTTCGGGAGCATTTAATATTCTGCTTGTAGACATTTAATGAGATGTTCTTCTTTATCAGTACTACTAGCAGTAACCATACGCCACTTGCGGTAAGCCTCGTTACCATTTTTACTATTAGGTTCACTAGCTCTTAACATTCTATATCCCCCTCTACCATTAGATACTTTATGAGGAAATAGCTCAAAGAACTTTTGAAAATTAGTCTGTGGTATTATGAATACATTAGCACCTTTGACAGTCATGTAATGTTTCTCTGTCCCTGATCTAATATACCCAGCATCAAGAAGAGATTTAAAATCCTCTTCACTCAACTCATCCTTAGGATTAAAAGGTAACTTACTTAAGGAGTCCTGATATACTATATTCAATACTAAGAAATCCATAAGACTCATCCCAGAGCCTTCCCATTTTTTCCAATCTAACATCACATATTTCTTTATCTTTTTAATAAATTTCTTTCTTTACTCAACTTAAGATATGCTTCCCACCTTATTTCACAAAGAGTTTCAGCAAATTCAGGTTTATATAACTTAGTGTCACAGTTCTCAAAGAGCCTATATAAGCCCTCACAGTACCCAGTCTTAAGATATATCACCCAGAAGGAGAAAGCCGGCCTAAAGCATCTTAAAGGTATTCTAATGCCACGTATTAAGAAGAGTACATTCAAATCTACGCAAGCACCAAAGAAAGAGGTATAAGGATCTCTTGTCATTCCTCCTTGTGGTCTATATTTAACTAGATAATAGTCTTTAGATCCTTCTTCATTACGTCTTTGTCTCCGCCAACGTTTGAACTTGCTCCATTCCCAATCAAATCTATTCTTGGCAATAAATTTCTCATTACCTTTGTTAAACTCATCAGGCCATCGTTTACGTGCTTTAAGTGTTTGCCTACAGGTAGTTAAATGAGCTGTTGTCTTACGCTTTTTAGCTTCTTGACCATTGTTGAAAATACAATCACCCATAGACTTATGATTAAAATGGTAAGCCTCTGCTATCTCCCAAGGAGTGCCATCTTTAACTAGGAGTCCAAATTCCTCATAATATTCTCTTTCATCTCCCATATTACATTTTTTGATATATAGTAACTAATATAAAAATATATATACATGTAGCTGCTATTACAACTAAACTTAACCCTATCAGAGTATGAATCATAGTTTTCTTTGCTAACTCCCGATCTAACCAGGGCCATGTTTTATATGTAACAACAACATCAATAATCTGTCTAACAGCTAGTTGCATTCCAAATATAAATATACAACTAGCTATAATATAAGCTAATATGTGCATCTCCTTCTTATCTTACGTTCTTATGATTAATAGTTGATACAGTATCGTATATTTCTAATTCAATTTGAATACTACTACCTACTATAGATGTTAATGAAGTACCTTCTATATAATATTCTACATCTGGAGTAGTCTCCATAATATAGCCTGCTGTACCACCTGCATATATCTCTTGAGAAACCTCATACATAACTTCTTTAGTATAGAGCCCTGTTGGAGCTTGATAATACTCTCTTGCTCCAATAAATTCAATTATAAATAGTGAGAATAAAATTCCCAAAACCACACTTATTATTCCTGTTTTCATTTTAATTTATCAATTAGTTTAACAATTTCTTTCACATCTGGTTCTTTATCTGAATAATAGCCTGGAATTTTAAGCTTATCACAGACATTTTTAAAAAATTCATGGCCTTTGATTCTATTACAAATAATATACATATCAACTTTACAATCTAATTTATAAACTTCTGATATATTCTTTACACCAATAATATTTATCTCACCTTTGTAGATAGCTTCTATTATCTGTATTATATCATAGCCATAAACCCATCTCCTAAAGAATACTCTCCTAGGAAAGTAGTATATTATATTAAATCTCATCCCAGTAGCCTTTCTTTATAGATATAAAAACAGTAATTAAATATAATACTAATGTAATTTTATTTATATTTTCTGCTATTATACTAAACCAATGAGGCGGTACTAAAAATGTATCTATTAACAGACATGTAATTAATAGTACTAAACCTACTGCTGTAAATATAATTAATAGCTTCATTGTTTTGAGTATTTAATAGTCCCACCCCAACCCAAGACAGAGTATTCCTATAATTACTATAATCCAAAAAACAAATTCAGCATTTGACATTTCTTTTTCTTTCTTCATGGTTATTGCTTTAGGTGTTTGATTGCGGCTTTGTAGCTTGGTATCTCATCTTTGTAATGTTGTGGGCAAGTGTCCCAATACAGTAGATTATCGAGTAAGTCAATAATCGCCTCCCCGATTCCCTCTTTTGGTGGTGTTTCATTCCCTAGTTTGGCAGCTTTATAATAAGGGCAGATGTTCGGTGATGTACATGAATTTCTACAGACTTGTCCTTCTTTAATCGGATAGGTGCAAGTGAGTTTAATCTCCTCCTCTGAGATGATGGGCTGGGGGTGGGAAAGAATCTTAATAACAGATTCTACCTCGTCCTTATGTAATTGAATATGGACTGTAGGTGAGACCCTATCTCCATGCTCTACCACTAATTTCAGCTTCTTATGTAATGCAGTTACCAATACATTTAATAAAACATTCATATTACCCTCCCCTACCTCTGGCTCAACTTGTGAAGCAACTTGCCCAAACTGCAAGGCATCTATCGTACTTTGCCTTGGCTCAACTTGTGATGACAGGGAGGTGATTTCCTTAAGTATGCGGTCGGCTGCTTTTTCTATACTCATGCCAGCTTCTTTTTTTTCAGTAGTTAATATATCTTCGAGCATATCAGCCACTAAATTTTGTAATATCTCAATTATTTTGTGTTTCGTAAAGCTTATTTTGTTACGGTGACTAAATTGTATTCCTGTGAACTAATCATGTATACCATGCTCATTATCTCCCCATT